AGTAAGCATCTGAACCTTGTGTAGACCTGGGTAACCCAATAAATGCTCCTACAAATTGCATTGTCATCATATTTACACCCAAGCTCTGCACTACTGGAGCACCACCGGGTATAGGTATGTTGGCTGTATTTTGCAGCTGAGTAAAGGTAACTCCTGGAGGAGCACCTGGTACCGATTGACCAGATAGACCATGTGGATGCGATAAATTCTGCCTAATAGCAGGCAGCATATCCATCTCAAAATACCTATCTTTAGAAACATATATTCTAAAATGTTTTTCTGCTTTAATGTTGAAATCCTGCTCTCTTCTTATAGGTTCTACTGTAGGTGTTGGATTAGCTGGAAGTCTCTGAACTAAACCAGTGTCTAAAGTTACTCCTGCGGAGGAATCTGAACCTGGATTGACTATAGTTGTCTCTTTATCACCTGAAGAACCGGGTACAACAGGACTAGTCTCTACCCCTGCTTCTTGTACACTAAAAGACGTATCTGCATTTAATCGGGGAATCAGAGTTAATGGTGGAGGAGTACCAAAATAAGCCATTTTATATAAACTGACCGTATGTATCTGTATCTACTGTACCGGTAATAGAACCAAATGGAGTAGTACCTGTAATAATACTATTTGTAGCTACATTAAAGGTCTTACCAGTAATAGTATAAATATCCGCATCAAAGTTTGTATTCCTTAAGTCTGCTAGGGAGAAGAACTCGCAATTTAATACGGTATTCACGGTAAAGTTGGCTAACGCAGTAACATTTCCTTCAATCTTTAATTGAGAGTACTTCTGTAGGTTAAGTAGTACTCCTGTATTTGGTGCACCAGCTACAAAAAGATTCTCAACCGAAATCTTCGAACTATTAGCTAATATAGAATTTGACCCTAAACAGTTACCTAAAACAATATTCTTCAAACTAATAGAAGAATCATCTAATCTAATTAAATCTCCACTAACTAAAGAAGTAATTCTCAGTGATTCTAATTTATAGTTTTCTGTACCAACTGCTGTTATAACAGACGTAACATTAGAAGCCTGGATGACAACAGAAGATGGATTAGATAAGTTTCCACGAAGTACAACGTTTCCATTTACTTTCTTTAACTCTATTGGTCCTGTATATATCCCGTCTGCTATTTGGATAGTTACTGTATACGGATAAATATCTAGTTGTAAAGCTTTATCGATTGCTGCTTGGATTGTTAGTAAAGGAGAACCAGCAGATAACCCGTTATTAGAGTCACTTCCCGTGGTAGAAACATAAATAGTTGTAGAACTATTTAGTTTTCTTCTAGTCGTAAATAAACCAGATCTCAACCAACGTCCAGTACCTTGATTAGGACTGATTACATTAATATCATCAGCAACTTGTGAGTTACCAGATAGATAGCAAAACCAATCAGCTTCGGACCTAACTAATAAAGGAAACCCATCTTGTCTTAATTGACTTGGTATTGCCTTTAGTTCTGCAATTGTATCTACTGAACCTGCCCAAGGCATATACTTACCTAAAGATTTAATGAACTAACTAGTATTTACCTATAATTCAATATCTAAAAATTGATTATAGGTTGTGTATTGATACTCACTATAAGTTAGATTTAACCAACTTATTCTGGGAGTTGTTTTTGTATAGCTGAAATAGAGATATTCAGAGTAAGTTAAGTTAAACCAATCTAAAAAAGTTTGGTTAAGTAAGCTTATAACCCTATAATTTTTATACTTAGGTAAATCAGATAAGCAGGTTAAAGTGTTTAATTCTTGCTGCTGTGAAAGAATCTGAGCTGCACGTATTGTATTTTCAATGGTGTATAACTGATGTGTTCTTAAGTCTTTAAATTCTATAAGTCTAGGTTTAGAAGGATCTGGAAACTGATCTACGTATTTATATATAACTGTCGTATCCAAATTCAGTTGTCGATAAATTGAGCGTACGATACAGGGATTTTTGATTTCGATAATAAGCTCTTGATCTTGGAGTCTAATAATTTTAATTTCTTCTTTGGGTGGTTCTTCTGGATTCGTCTGTTCGTCATTCGTATAACTATAAATTAACTTAACCGAATCAGCAAATGGGTAGTGAGTATAATTAGGTAGTCTGGCTACTCTATTTAAATCCCTATTATTTTCTGAACTAACAAAAAAAGGTAATCTATTATGAAACTGTATTTGTCCTCGTAAAGTTACATTAGTTTCGCTAATAACTACAAAAGAATTGAGTCTATTTATCCCAACATCAATAATCTGCTTAATCATAATAGACTCAATACTTTAGAATAATAACTTCTACATTATTTGCTCCGGGTGTAGGAGGATTTACAAAGTTAATTTGATTTCCTGAGATACTATAGTTATTTGCATTAACATAATTATTATCAACAAACACTAAAACTTGATTATCTGGATTAGGAGTTTCACTTAATAAAAAAGACCTAGTTATGTTATCCCCACTAAATCTATTCCGAACAATTGGTCTATTTAAATTATTTAGAATCAACTGTAGTTGGTCAATTAAATTATTGTACTTAATAACAAATGCAGATCCATTAGTTCCTAAAAGACTATTTTCATTGGGATTATTTGGATTCTCTCTAGGCGTTATTTTAAAACCAGCTAAGTTAATACTCATAATCTATGCTCCTGCCTGTAGATAGTTATCGTCTAGATAATTATCATCATCTAAATAATCAACAGGTAACCCAACTTCTGACCGTAATAAGCGGTTCTTAGAATGCACTACAGGAGCTAATAAATCTGTACTAACTACATAGCTTCCTGGTGGAGTTATACGGTATCTATAGTTAGTAGTAAGAGCGTGATTCAATTCAATATAATTTATCAACTTCTCTGTCAATGTCTGCATAACTAATTATTCAGTCCCTGAATAATCGCCTGTACTACACCAGTAGTAGTACCTGGTGTAGCTAATGCAGCAAATCCCAATTTCATATATCTCATCGATCTAGGTAGTAAAATTAATCCACCTGATAAAGGTCCAACTACATTTAAGCTACCTAAATTAAAAGTTCTTAAAGTAGATACATCATTAGCATCTAATTTAGATAAAAAGTTGAAGGTTACATTGTCTCCGCTAAACTGAACACGCATAGCCAAGTTAACAGCGTTTGTACTGGCAGTCACAACTTGAACTTGTATTCCAACAGAGTTAAACTCTACTAAATCTACGCTAGCTCCGAAGTTATAAACATTAGCAGTACTAGATATAACAATGTTCTGAGTAATTGCAGAGCCAACTTTTGTTATTCTATTAATACGCTCGGATACTTGGAGTAAAGTACTCTGTGTAGCAAAATCTTTGTTACGTATATCGTTTAGATACTGATGTGTAGTTATTTGATTACTTGCAGTTGCAAAATTTTCCTGTAATATAGCTTGCTCAGGAATAAACGGATCCTGTGGATCATTTCCTGTATTTCTTCCAGCTATATATTTAATTGCACCATCCGCATCTCTATACTTGATATAACTCATAACAAACCAATTAGGTCACTGTTACTACTATCAGGATCGAGTGTTATGTATTGTGTAAACTGCTTAATATTCTCACTAAGTAAGTTGTAATCAAAAGGAAACTCCCATTGATTGACTTTTATACTTATACTTTTATTAATTTTTATGATAAATGGATTAACTATAGGTTGATTTCTAATTTTAGTAACCAATGCTATTATAGGTAACCTACCTTCTTCATTTATAGTTACAGGATATTTTCCGGGTTTCAGTTTGTTTACAAAGCTTCTTAGAGAATTAGATTGCTGTGCTAGATAAAATAAACCTGGATAATCACTCGATCCTTTTATTTCTAACAGGGTAAACCGATTCAAATAAACTTGATTATTTTGCTCAATAAGACTTCTCAATCTGTCTACATCTAATGATCTAGAGTAAATTACTAATCTAGAACTACTTGTATCATTACTACTGAGAAAAGGAAAATGAACATTTACAAGTGTATCTTTAGTAAAAAATCTTTTTACTAGCTGAGACTGAGTCAGCCGAATTGAAACTTGTCTTCTTGGTTGCTCTGGAAAAGCAAGAGAGTCTGTATATTCAACAGAATTACCTGCGAATAGGTTAAATAGCTCAATTGCTAAATCTCGGTCTAGCACTGACTAACTGGCCTCATATAGCTTATTTAGTTGTTTTACTAATTTACTTGTCTTGGTAACAAAATCTAGTATATTTTTTGCCTTCTGTATATCTTCGTCATTACCGCGTATAAGAATAGAGATCTTTTTAATAGACGCTTCAGATAAATCATAATTACGTTTTAATTCATATATAAACTCTTTTGGTAGAGATTTCACTGGAACTGGATAAACATAATTTACCTTATGAGCGTTAAATTGAATTATTAATCGCTCTAGTACAGGTTTTTGAGAGATGCACCAAATGTACTCTTCCATCTTTAAACCTACATCGCGTTAATTATAAATTAACTGAAAAACAAATACAGAAAATGAGATAAAAATAAACAAACTTAATTATAAGAAATTCTTTGTCAGCCTGACATACCAAATTCCATCTGGATCGCAGTCAGTAGAACAAGCCTCATAAATACCCTCTAAAATATCTATAGCCCCAGGCTCTTGCGATAATGTAGGCACAACTCCACCTGCCCACTTAAAACATGATGGCCAAGATATAGTAACAGCTCCAGTAGGACAGTTTTGTGAGATTATCAAGACCATCTGTTGACCAGAACCTATTGGATTAATTGGCGGTCGTAGCGAGCCAGACTGCGTAACAACTCTTTTATGTATTGTAGATTTAGATAAATCGATTACCCAACTATCTACACTACCTATTCCATCATCCTGAATAATGTTTGCATAGTTACCATGTATTGTAAGCTTAGGTCTTATTTCATCTGTACCTATCGTTACATTTCCAGTGAAAAGAACATCTTCAGTTAATCCTAAATCAGTCAATTTTATCTCTATATAGCTAGGTGAAGTACCTAGTGGGGACCCTACAGGAACAATATCTATACCTCTACCGGCTACTAATTTATCTCTTAAGAAGCCAGAGCTTATATCTGCAGCATCAACTTTCACACGTCCTTCGTTTTGGGCTAGCATTCGGTTAGAGGTTACATCATCATATGCTACGATTCGAAGGTTTCTTAAGGTCGGACTGATTGCAGTATCTATTGTAGTTATTGATATTCTAATCCTATAACGTCTTGCATAACCACTAAGCTGAGTAAATACGCCACCTACTCTACGTCTTAGCCTATTATCATATATAAAATCACTGGCTAGTTCCCATGTACAAACACGATGCTTAAAGTCATATCTTAATGAACTAGACAAAGGCTTAACACCTTCATCAATTCGTGTTGTAGTGATTTCTCCATGAGGCCCTAATTCGTTATTAGCAGCTATCCAAGTAACTCCTCCGTCTACACTTAAGGAATAAGTTACATTGCACTCTGGAGGCAAATATTCGTCAATTGAGAGGCGTACATTGTTAAAAGGTAAGTCTTCATTAAGTACAAACTCTCTTGTAATGTAGTTAGCTGGATGATTATACTTTCCAGTAACTACCATAGGAGAATCTTTAACTAATACTGGAGAAATTCCATCTCTTCCATAAAATAAATGTCGTATTGCAAATGTGTTGTAGGTTTTCTTAAATATATTAAGCCTGTTATAGTGAATGTTTATCCATTCTGAGTTGCAGCTAGAAATCGAACTTGTGTACTGACAAGTTAAGTTCGTTTTATTAAATGTGTGATATTTAGCTGGCACAAATACTTGAGAGTTAGGTACATTAGGTCTCCCTCTCAAGACTAGACAACCTTCAAATCCTTCTGGATCTGATGAGGATACAACTGAACTCAAATTTAAACAATCATCACCAGAAAATCTCTCTATAGTACCTACTTTTAATCCGTAAAAATTACAACCAATTAGTTCAAAACACAATCTTCTGTTGAAAAATAAAGACCATATTGTACCGTTATTTGACACAAAGAACTTATCAGGATCATTTTTATCTACAAGTACCGCTAAATTGCTCGGGGCACTATTGGTTCTGTTAAATATATCTGTGTTGTTAGAGTCTGCTACAGCTACTTCAAATCCAGTATCTGTTGCTATAACTACAATGCAATAAACCTCAAATGGATTTAGATAAATTGGTTCTTTTGTAAATACAAACTCAGTAAGCTCTGGTTGACCAGCTTCACCTGTCAGAGGTTCAATACATTCGATATCTCCAGCTCTTAATTCTGCAGAGCCTAGTATTGTATCTCCTGGATAACCTACTAAAGTATTGCGTATTTCAACTCTAATTATTTTATTTTTATCTTCTGGTACTTTAGTTATTGCCAACTTTACAGATCTAACCGGTGTTCTACGGTCTAAAGCGAAGGTATATGCGATTGGGTTAGGTATAGATACATTCGAATAATACTCATATAGACTTTCTGGTAAGAAAGCCACACTTTTTGCTGTAGCTAATTGCTGTTCTTTGGGTTTGACGTTTGGAGCATATCCAGGTATAAATACAAAATTAAAGACATACTCAGCTGAGTTAAAGCTATCCTCCAATGTAATCTGCAAATCGTATGTAGTTGTAGATTGTGGTTTCAAAGTACTAAAACTAGCAGCACTTGTAAAATTAGTTCTTATGCTTCCAAACAAAACTAATTTAAGTGAACTAGCATCTGTAAGATCAGATGTTTCTGTTATTTTTATTTGTAATGAATTTAGATTATCTACTAGCTCGGGTGAACCTAAAACAGATTTTACTTTGTATTGTCTATTATCAGTAGCTCTCGTATTTAAATAAACCTCATGATACCCGTTTACAAATACGAATTCATTGGAATTAGGTGCTTTTTGTAAGATCGGTAGTTGATAGCTATTTGATACAGATATTGGGTGTGCCTCAGTAGGTGTAAAAGGTACAGACGGAGGATTATCTAAAATACAAGCCTCTTCTGTTTCATACCTGCCTAATACACTCTGAACAGGCTTACACCTTCCATCAATATATTCCCAAGTTAGAGGAGCATACTTAGAATTAGTATCAACCGGGGTAAACTTATCTACAACTTCTTGGAATATAGAAGCTTTTGTGTCAGCTCTGTAGGTCTTGTTTACTCTATTCTTATGGTTAAAAGCAAAGAACTCACTACGTGAATAACTTCTCTGGTTACCTATAAACTCTACAACTTTATCTCCAGTTGGAATTAACAGTAGAGGTATGTGGAAGAATCCTCTAGCATTACCATTAGCATCTGCTTTTACAGTACCAGATGTATTTTCTATTAAGTCAAAGTTATCTAGTAGACCATCTGTTACTTCTTGTACTAGTCGATTATTCTCAGGTAAACCAAAAACTTGTTGTATTGTTCGCTTTAAGTAATGAGTAAGTATTTTATTATTAGGTTTTTGGTGTTCTAATAAACAGCTATTAGCATTTGTACCCTGCCAGTTAAACTCATAGTTTGAGTAGGCTCTACTTACTCTTTTCCTTAAAGCGCTGTAATCAAAATTATTGCCTTGTGGTTTTACACTTAAAAGAATAGCGTCTAGATGGAACCCCTTATCTGGAGCAAGCCCCTGTTGAGTTAACCCTAATGGAAAACATGGTAAATCAAAACCAGCAAATCTAACCCTAATGCTTTCATTGGGTAAAAATCCCTTTAACTCAAACTCTATGCGTCTTGGACGCATTAGACTATAGTCTTGAGAAATAACATCTATCAGATTGTAGTTACTTCTTCTAGTATTGTCTGTCTCTCTCTTTGTAATACCTAAATAATCAACGTAATCCTGATTTGAAGCATGTGGAAAGTCCAATGATCTATCTACCCAAGGAAAATACGTTTCGTCTGTATCTTCTCCTTGATACCAACGAATCAAATTAATTAGTTGTGCTCGACGAGTAAATAATTCGCTAGAGTGTATCCAACCAGTCGATATTTGTTCTATCAACTGTTCATCTGTAACTCTATCCAACCACTCATCTACGCTAGGACTAATTGTACTGCTGGGTATATTATTTGGTAATGTAATATTCTGAACAGCAGTACTAGTTGTAACTGATAGCTGGCTTTTAGCTACATAAGTATTAAACGGCAGTGTATAAACATGCGACCAAGAAGTAGAGTCTATAAAGCTTCTCTCTAAATCTACAATTAAATCAGGACTCTTGTCATGAACTAATAACTCACTAGGTAACTCTAAAGCAGATAATGAAGCTATGGGAATTAAAACAGAATCTGGGTTATCTCTAATTAAATTGTTTTGCGTATCCAGGTTACCTAAGCTAGTAAAGTTATCTGAGTTTGCGTCTACTAATGAAGCAGAGAAGGGAATTTCTTCTGTAACCTTCTGACGTAATGCTAGTTCAAGGAGCTGAGATTCAATTTCTTTTACTCTGGTAACAAGCTGACGTAATTCTGGTTGAGAAACAGATTTATTACCAAAGTGTCTTATAATAACATCTTTAGCAGTTGAATCGGCTGGGAGTTGGATATTAGCAATAGGCAGTACTCCATAAGGGACTGGTGGGGTAATGTAGTTTTGATACTCAGACTTACCTCTCAGTACTCTTACATTTCCATCACTATCTAAGTAAACTAAGTCTTCCCTATTTAGATAATAGTAATAACTAACAAAAACAGGTTGCTCTAATTGATAGAATGCAGAGTCTAGTAGTTGAATACCGTTTCTTATATCTAAAGATCTGGTGTAAAAGTTATCTACTTTAACAAGATCTGGATCAAAATTATTAAAAGCTCTTTTTACTAAGACTCTTGAATTAAAGTCGTATTTGTCAATAGAAATATATTCTCCTTGTTCATATACATGTTCATATTCAAACTCAATATCAAATGTACTACCATTAGCTGGGCCTCTCCCATCTATAAATACAATTCCAGTTCTATCTAGATTGACATAGTAATCTACACCTAATCTATATAGTGTATTTCCAGATACAACTCTAATGACACCTAAAATGTTTCTTCTGGCTGGAGATACTAATTGCTCTCTCAAGGAAGTATTTCGAGTTAATGTCTCTGTTGCCACTAAATGCCTCGCCTTCCCTGGTCTAAGAAGCTTAGTAGTCGAATAGATTATAGTGTACTCTTGACCAGGTGTAGGGGCATTTAAGGCCGATGCCCAGCTTAATCTTCCATCCGTTGTAACGTTAAAGTCTAAACCAGGTCTATAGTTAGTATTATTATCGAATACGAGTATAACGCCCGCTATATTTGTAATTCTCTCATCTACTCCTGGATCATCAATAGCAGTTAGAGGATCTCGAACCAGTACTTTTCTAACCCGATTGCCTATTTCAACCGATTTAACCTGGCTTACAGGCCTAAAGTTAACAGGTACAATTGGTCTTAGTAATCCGCCTTCGAAGTTATCTATTGGCGGATCAAAGTTACTTAGTGTAAATGTAATATTTTCGTTGTTATCGGTTGTAAAAGTTAGCGTCTGTGCTCTACCTAACTCACCAAATCTACGCGAATAAAATCTGATAGCAGGTATCGGTCTATCTAGTACATCAACTCCTGTTAGGTTTACACTTAGTATGAGAAAGTTTTGTAGAATAGCTTCCTTTACGTCGTTCTCAGTAAAGTCTACGTTTAAAATTAAATTATTATTTAACTGGTCTCTTGCAGAGTAGGTTACGTTAGGTAGGTTTCTATTAGGTAATAAAGTCAGTGCCTCATAAAGTAGGTCTCTAAGTACTACCTTTGCTTGATTATTATCTGCAGGGAGTTCAAATGCCTCTGTATGGATCGTAATTGTAATAGATGCGTTAGGATATACTGGTCGATTTTGGCTGTCTAAAACAAAGTCAACAGGACCTAATGTAAAACTAAAGTTTATAGCTCGTCTGTGAACATCACAATCTGTATCTAGAGTGGGAGCAAGACTATCTAATGTTGGTATTGTAGAATCCAAAGTTAAACCTAAACAAACAAATGCAGGTTTACTGGGAAAGGCATCCTTTTCCAGTAAATCAATTCTATCCCTGTCTATATAACGCTCATCTAAAGCACGAGGTATTTTAAATAATTGCTTAGAGTCTAGTTTTACCCGCTTACCTTTAACATATGCAAGACCTTCAGACAGTATAAATTCTAGGTAATCTATATCTTGATACCTAAACTTATCACCTCCACCAGTTGTAGTTAACTTTCCTGCATTATCGCTACCGGTAATTTCTAAACCAGATACTATAAATGAGTCATGTATTTCATTTATTACGGTACTTAGATAACTACGGAAGTCGTAGTAACTATTAGTTACTCCGCTATCTGTTATTGGCCAAGAGTACACTGGAAAGAAATACTTATCTGGATTTGTATCTAAATCTTGTATTTCTAAAGGTTGGGTGAATCCAGGTAATATTGGACCATTAATTTTAAATGTCCATTGTACATCCCAAAATTCGCGATCTGCACCCTCCGTTCCAAATCCCTGAACTACTTCTTCCTCCTGATACAGAATTGGATTCTGTATAGCAGTTAAATACTGTCGAGTCAACAAAACACCGATTGTATAGTTACCAGTAGATTCCGCTGAACCCTGTAGGACTAAGTTACGAGCAGGAACTCTAAACAGGGTAGAGAAATACTTTACAACCGCCTCTCTAATGTTTACAGTAGATAAACCTGTACTTTCATCGACAAATTCAGTTATTTCACCACCAGCCAACAAAGCCCCATCGGGTATTAGTCTATTAATAACTGATCCCAAACGATTAACTATAACTGATTGAATCTCATTAAGCTCTGCACCTTGAAGATACACACCCTCTTTAAAAAGCACCTGTGTCCAGTCCTGGTTATCTTGCACAGGTGTAAATCTATCTCTATAAACTTTCTTCGTATTTGGATTTACTTTGTTCATAAGTGCTTATAGACTTCTTCTAGAAAGATTTAGCTACTTTCAATAGTTTATATGTATTCTCATTTATAATCTGAGGTTCATGATTACTTATAAATACTGTTTCGTATTTTTCTATTTCTGAGGATAAAAAGACAGACTTATTTGTATTTACACCACTTTTAAACACAACATTATTAAGCAATACTGTTTGTCTATAAGTGGTATTCGGCAATTGTCCTGGCAGTATTTCAGCATACCAACCGATATGCGAGATATTAAAAGCTCTTCTGTTCAATTCCGTTTTGTTTACACCGACGTACTTATCTGACCCATATTCAAAAATTGCAAAGTTATCTAACTCAAACTCAATTTTGTACTTATACACCCTATTTTCAGTTAAAACATAAAGCTCCTCATTCAAGATACATATTGAAAGTAGACGCGAACTATCATCTGCAGGTATACTTAAACTGATTTTACTTAGTAGAGTATAAGTATACTTATCAAGTACATATAAGTTATTAAGAGAACTCAGTACAATTAGATAGCTCTGTCCAAAGTAACAGTGCTTAACAAGTCTCTCGTTTGAATGTTGTAGATTGAGGAGATCTTTTAGATCTAACTGAGAATAAACATCTGATCTAGTTAGCGAGGTTGTCAAGAAAGGTATTAGAAAACCTTGATCATTCAAACAGGTTAAATATGAGTCATCTGCAGCAAGATCGATAATTTTATTAGACAGTCCTGATTGTAGGCGAGTTACTCTTATTGTTGGAGTATTACCAGTTAAAGTTAAGTTAGTTATACTAAATAAAGGTTGGCTTAAATTGGAAAGCTGATTAACAAATTCAATCTTTATAGGAGATACATTTAGAGGTTGGTTATTGCCTTGTAAACTACTACACTCTATATTACCGACACCAATGTCGGGAAGTGCCTCTAATAAAGGTTTTAACTCGTTTGGAGTAATATTATAAGATATAGGTATAGTATTACTACCGTTAAAACTAATGAAAAATTGTCCACTTACAGCACCTACGTTACTAATTACTTGTACCTCATTTAGCCCTGGAAAGGGAACACTCTTAAAACTTCTCGACAGGTTTGTATATTTGACCAGTCTCAAATCATTAGTGAGTTGATTTCCCACTAAACCAAATAAATACCCCAATTTGTCACTGCAAATAAGACTAGGCAACTCAAAGTCGCTTGTAATAGATCTAGAGTTTTGTCTTGTTACTTGATCTAACACAACTGAAGTTAACAAGTTATTATTACGGTCATACAACCAAACTAGGTTATCAAAAGCTAGTAACGATATAAACCGGTCCGAAGTTGACAAACCAATAGCTTGTTTATACTCTAGATTCTTAGGATACTTTACTAAGTCAACCGGAATTAAAGATTGTATAGCCTTTACACGTACGATCCCTATTAAATCTTGTAATCCAATATTCGGTAATATAGGTTCAGGTAGGTCTCTATTTTCAGAAATTTCATCGATTTCATTTGGCCAGGGATCTGTCTGTGCAATACCAATGTAATAAGAATTTTCTAACAAAGCTAATTTAGCTAAGTAAGATCTATATTGATCCGTAAAACTTGCCTTAGTAGTCATACTATGTAGCCAACATAAATTGTTATTATGCCAGTAGAAGCTAAGCTAGGACCTAATATAGCTAGTACATCTGTTGGTAGGGGATTTGATATAACAACATCAAAATGTGTTGCTTGGTTAGCCTCTTGAGGTTTAATCGTACCGACATCTATAACAACATCGTTACCATATGCAATAGACACTGTTGCCGGATCATTTGCAACTTCCTTTACCTTTGACTTGAAAAATAGTACAACTGCATTACTCGGTAAAGTACCTAATACAGTCGTACGATTTTTCATTGTGTTAATCACTACATCATAGCGATTAACTCTTAAAGAATTAGCAATATTTTCTGCTAAAGATATATTGATTTCGGTTGCATTAGACGTTAGGACAATACCATTGCTTCCAACTAAACTTTTGTACCTTAGTGTTGTACCTACTTGCCCGGCATAAATATCTTGTTTACCTGCGCTTGTACCTAAGTTAGTAGCACCAGAAATTTTATTATTAAATATATTCCAATCGCGAGAACTTAAAGCTCCATTAGTCGTGGCACTGGCCAGAGTTAAACCTAATTCTTGTTGGTTTATAAACAGACCATTAGCATTAGTAGCACTGATTGTAACAGGACTGTGTGAATTATTAACCAGTGCCCCAATGTCTACTGGTGTAGTAAAGTTAGTTAATAGATCTAACTTAGTTTTTAACCCCGAACTTCCGCTAATAAGATCTAGACTTTCTACAGCAGAAGCAAAATCAGATATAGTAGAAGCTGGTTGAGTGCCAACATGATTTGCTCTGTTTGTTGTTAGAGCTATTATCTCATCAATATTCTGATCATACTCATCTGCAGATAGAGGTGAGCCCTTGGCGTTTCTGTATACGATTGCCATTATATAATCCCGGTAGCTACTAAAAACTTATCTTCTGAGGTTTTTATGTATAATCGGTTATTTGTGAGTATCTTAGGTTGGAACGGGTTTTTTCTAGGCGGTCTGCAAATCTGCTCATAAAACACCTGAGGCTCAAAAACATCTGGTTCAAACACAGATGAGCAGAGCTCTTGATTTGTTTTATACTCTCCAAAACTAATCTTACTTTGACCTGTTGAGATGGTACCTTGAAAACCTTGTCTAATAAATGTTTTAACGCCAAGTGTTTTTATCTCATTTATTTTTTGTACTAATAGTGCAGCTAACTCAGCATATTCGTCTTCATAAAGATCGACAGAATATGTGTTTATACGATAAAAGCTTTGATCCATCAACACACTGGAACCAGTCTTACCATTTAATAACGAAACAAAAGACTTAAAGTTAGGTTGTTGTAAGTAAGCTAATTCTCTCCAAGCTTCATAAAGCAAAAATCCGTTCTTAGCGATTAAATCTGCAACTTGATCTTTCGTTCCAGGTTTACTGGTTTTCAGGCCTAGAATCGCCATTACAACCCGTCTGCGTAGAGATATATCAGATTCCCCTTTTCTACGTTGTAGATTAGCTTCAAGTGCCCATAAATCTAAATACTCCGACCAGGCTTTCCGCATCAAAGTTGCACGTTTAGCTGACTTAATATTGAACCAAAGATGTCCAACTAAGTCAGAGAAACCTTTAGCAAATAACTTCAACTGTTCGGGGTATACCAAATTATCTCTACCAAAAAATCTATAGCCTTGGGGTACTGTTGACATAAATACCTTGAAGGCTAAATCACTCAAGAACTTCTCATCTGGTCTTAGTTCCTTAGACACTATAAGATCAACCTCTCAACTTTAAAGCTATTAATAATTAGACGTTCAAACTCTCTAGGCACAATATTGTTTCCTGGAGACAGTATAGCTACGTCAACAATACCTTTATTAGCTCTTAAGATAGAACTAATTAAGGTCGATATATTTATAGGAACTCCAATGCCAGGTTTGATGTTAGAGAGTACTCTTGTTATATCTAACTCAGCTTCATTTACAACGCTACTATTAACGTAGGTGACTCTAATTAACAAATCTATTTTCCTGCGAATAACAGGTATGATTTGATAAGGCACCCCTAAACCTTTTGTTGTTTCTACTGCTCCTTTTACTGACAGAAGTAAGTCATTCGGATCTGGGGTATTGGTATCATAAACTACAGTAAAAACTCCTTGTATTGGGTACTGATCCAATATTATTACCTGAGTAACACCAGGTATAGCTAAAACAGCTCTACGTACCCCTCGTAAAGTACTTTCCTGGAGACTGAGTATAAAATCTTGAAACCTCTGTCTAAGCTCCTTATCTGATTCAGGAGGCGATCCGCCCTGAATTGCCTGTACTGCAGTTACAACAGCATTAGGTAAAGCCGGTATAACTAATCTAGAACCAGCAGGCAAAGAAATGGCAGTTGGGTTTGTAGAAATAATATCTACACTTGCTGCATTCCTACCACCTACTGTAATTTCTGTTTGAGTTAAAAATGATATAGTGCTATTTGGTACCTGAACTAGAGAGTATCTAGGCAACACCGCAACTGTAGGAAGATTAGCAACTATGCTAATCCTACCTGAAGCATAACTACCATCTTTCCTTTTTAATCCAAAATCTTCTACTCTTCTATCTAGATCATCCCCAGTAGCAAGTTGGGCATAAAAGCTTAGTACTAAGTCTCTTAATTCAACTTCTGTTCGTGCTAATAATGTTAACCAAGCTCTGGATAGTGTATATAAACCTGAACCTTGTCTAAAATTAGTTAAACGTGAACCTACCTGACTTAACGTCTGTGCTAAGTCATTAAAGAGTGTATTTATATTTCTAAAAGTTATACTCATACAACTAATCTGGGGTTAATAGTAGTTCTTCCCCGTTAGACTCTAATTGCATCGAATATACAATGTCTGAACCAATAACTTGGTATTCTATTACAAATGTAACTAAACCTGATTGGGGAGAAATAGAACCTACGCTAACGTTTATTAGGTTAACTCTATCCTCTTGGTTAACAGTTAAAGTAATGAAATCCAACATCGATCTCAACCACGAGCTAGTCATTGGTTCAGATAGAGCATTAAACGCTGGATTTCCATAATCCGAGTCAATTGATTTTAAACCATCTACATCTAAAATCCACCTTTCATAAAAAGCTCTAGGAGTGGACAGTCTACGTTTTAAAGACTCAACAATCTCACTTACACCTGAACGTATAACAAAATCAGAGTCAGATGCTATGGCTATATCTCCTCCGCGTAAAGCTTCTCCAGCTAAAGCAGAGTTACCTACAAACCAACCGATATCTGTATAAAGCCTCTCTAAGTCCGTTTTACTCAGTTCAGGTGTACCCATTATTCACTTTGATTCAAATAGTTTTGTTCATAAACAGCTATGTACACTGTATATACGTGAACCCAATCTAGAGATTCTGAGCCAAATCCTGAGCTAGATTCTAGTGCAGATATAAGGAGTTTTAATGTTCTCTCATCTAAGTTCTGTTTGAGTATTTCTGGATCTTTAGTCAAGTTTATTAGCCTAGCTAATTCAATAGCAGAGGTACCTTTAAACTCTACACGGTCTAGAAATTTAGCTGTTATTCTTAAAACATCGTTATTAATTGACTCTAGCCCAACCAATTGTTGCTTCATACAAATTAACCTGTTATTTGACTAGCTATTACTTTACTCGTTTGTATTGACGAGCAGCAGTAACGGGAGAAACAAGATGGCTCATTATAGTACCTTCTGTTCCTACTGTTGGAGGTGGAATTTTATCTGTATCTCTTGGTATATCACCGTAACCAGAGCTAGCAAGATTAGAAGGGTGTGAGCTTACTCTCTCGTAGTAAGGTTTAAGAGACTCTTCTTTTACAGTAGGCACCTCTGGATTACTAATTTCTACAGGTTGATAGGCACCCACCATTTGCACGCCATTTAATACTATTTCAGGTGCATTTAAAATTAGTTTGGTATTTGATGTGATTGTTATAATACCATCTGCATTATAAGTAACTGAGCCCTTAATTTCCTTAGATTCGGAACCACCAATTAGTATAGTCTTATTCTTTTTAATATGTTCAGTATAATTCTCTGTTCTCCAATCAGTTAGTTTAGATATATGTGAAAATCGATTACTGATTAAATGTTGTTGTTCAGATGTTCTAATTATATTAACCATAGAGTTGAACTCTATCTCATCTGAAGTAAGCCTATTAGAAACCGATTGAGTTTCCATTACTTCGCTTATTGTAGTTGTTATAGGTGCGTAATTTTGTATCTCAGCCTTGGCTAGGTTTATAAAGTGTGTAGCCTGGTTAATAACTCTACCAGCACGAAAATCGACCTTGTTACCTTGGGTAACATGAGACATAATTATATTTGCAGTAGAATAGCTATTTTGATAAATTTCCTTAGTTCTTTCTTGAGTTCTTCTGTATACACCGTCATACTTAAAAGGTATTTCCCAATAAGACTTATAAAAGTTATTATCCAATTTAAATCTATTTACTAATATCTCTGCCGTTTTAATACTGTTAGTTACACTAGACTCAATAATTTCATACCTAGTAACATTTGCTTGATTAACAAAGTTCAAGCCTTGTGTTTCTACGTACTTGTGTATATATTTTGTAAATGTCTTTAATTTAGAAATTATTATAGTTATATCTCTATTAATTTCTCTTAAATCTTCATGGGTTCTTCTAACAGCTATTATTTCAAACCGTGTGAATTCATCAAAAGAGATTTCTGTATTAGGAGTATCCTCAAATACACCTAGACTACTAGGACTGATATCTATACTAGGTACAGGTAAAGTTGGTGTCGACAGATTTAGATCTTTCAAATTAATACTAGAGTTAATTAAATTTCTGTTGGGCACTAAGATTGGTATAGGTTGTGTAAATAGGTTACTATTTCCAGAATTCAACACCGGCAAAAAATCTTGAGGTATATAAGGGAACCCTGGAATAAAAGGTGGAATCAGAGGATTATTTGGAATGAATATTCCAGTTACCGGGTCTCCTAAGTTTATTGGAAAACTAGTTATAGGTGAACCAGGTATTAATCCTGAAATTCTTATATCATCCTGATGATTATCTTGATCGTCTACATCTGCAATTACGGGTTTGTAACTCTCATTAGAACCTGGTATTAAAATACCTGGTATCACTAGATTATCAACATCAAAATTCGACGATAGTCTTACAGAATCATTTGGTATAAATACGGGACTTCTAACATAATCACTGTTATAACCTGGTAATAATGGTTCATACGGATCTATAAGATTTAGTTCTACACCTGGTATAAAATCACTAATTAAATAGTTAACTGAGTCTAAGTTTGCGAAATCCAACGCTGGTGGTTTTACATAAACTCCAGGAATACCTGGTACAAAAACACCCTCAATTGCGTTATCTACAGGTAGCTCTGGTACAAATATAGGTGGATTATTATCGTTAGGTACTAGTATTACTCCAGGTATGCCCGGTCTATTCGGTATCTTCTCAATAAAATCAACTACAGGTAATCCAAAAGTAGGAATGAAAGGTCTTATATTTATATCTTCAGGTATAAATACTCCAGGTAAACCGATATCATCACTCTCTAAAGTAGGTATGTAAGTACCTGGTATAAATGTAAAATCTGAAGATATGCTCTCAATATCATTTAGATTTAGTACTTGTAGAATTTTTGGTAAAACAATATTAGTTAAACGAGTAATGTTTAAATCTGAGTTTATGCACTTTGTCATTTTACTTTATTTAACCTTTATAGCTTTCTGTAACTGTAAAAATCTTGCGTTACTAATAGTTGCTAAAACATCAATATCAGTCTGTCTAAGAATATTGAGTACTGAAACTAATTTACCTATGATTACGTTAAACTGTTCTAACTTGCTATCGTTAATAAATTTAATACCTTGTACTAATATCGGTATACATGCTTTAAAAGCTTCTGAATCAACAATTCCTTGCGTTAGGTCATTTAAAATAAATAAGACTTTTAATATGTGTGCTGTACCAGCAGCAATATAATTGCCTGGTATACCTAAAGCACCATCTAATATACTAGATTCCTCTAGATAAATATCTAATAAATCCTGAATTGTCTCATTTGGATTTAATACGTTGATATAGGAACTAATTAATTTATCTAAGAGTTCGTTTGACGAGTTTATTCTGCTGAGTAAAACAGAGTCGTAAAACAAGGCTGGATCGATACTTATTAGCTTTTTAATCAGCTCAATATCATCATCTGTATAATTACCTGTAAAAATATTTTCAGCTAGCTTATTAAAGATTACAGCCTTGTCTAACTCGTCTGTCGCAATGTTACCGATGTTTATTAGCCTAGTTATAATGTCAGTTCTAGTATTGATATCAAAGCCAGGTGAGTACACTTTCGAGATTGGTAGATTCACCAAAACAATAGAATTTACAAATGCAGTTAGTATCTGCCTCGCACGTTCTAGTTTTGGCGAACTACGAAGTATAAAACTAGAGAGTAATAGAGGATCAGGTTTATTTGATTTTAAAATTGTATCCGTGTTAGATAAAATTGCTTGATAGACCTCTATATAGGTTGGATCAGGTTTATTCACTTTAAGAAAGCTAAGCATGTTACCAGGCAAGGCAGCACCTATTTCAGGTAAATTATTAGGATCTGAAAAGTCGTATTTAGGATAGAAATCTTTATCTTTAGGTTTTAACCTCCAACGTTTAGCATGTACAGTTAATTCAATTGGACTTCTGTTCGGTAAGGAATTTACAGTGTATTGTGTATTTGTAACTAGAAGTAAATCAACAATAGAAGATAGTGCAATAACTAACCTAAATAGTTGTTTATGTAATTCAGTAGTCTGTTTTCTTCTAGGCAATCTTGGTTCAATATAACGTAAAGAGTTAGATTCCAAAAAGTTTTGCTTGTCTCTATATCTAAGATAGTACTTACCGTGTGCAGCTAATCCGGCTACAGCTGCAAATTCTTGTGAGAATATATTCGACAACTCATCATCATCTGCAACAAGACTCGGATTCTCCAGGTACCTAGGATCTATACCAAAAATATCTACTGGTATTTCTATGTTTGATTGTACTCTTGTCATTTTTGTGGCTCACAACCTAAGAAATCTGATATAGGTGAAACCCAAGTAAAATCTGGTGTAGGAAAATGGAACCAGCGAGCATAATTAGTACCCCAAACTTCTGACATTACCCACTCTTTTTCCCTTATAGGATGCTCGGGATGTTTTATAAAATAACTTCCAACTTGGTAAAATGGATTCTTCAACTCTCTTACAGGGTTTAAACCAGATACACTACATTTACCTTTAGGACCAGAAAACCGCAATCTTCTACTACGTATTAGATTAGATTTCTCCCTTGCTTCGTAAGGTCCAATTAAATCTAGAGACTGCGCAATAGTTAGAGCCTGTAATGCCAGTTTATATGTAGTATTGGTTGTATGGTCTTTCCAGTTAGGTAAGTTAGCTATATTCGGTATAGACAGCTTTGTTGCTTTTCCTACCAATAAAGTAAAGTTTGTAGAGTCTGTTTCTGGTTCCTCAAAGCTATAATTACCTGAATATCTATTCCAACCATATTGAGCTTCCTCGTTACTTTGATTGTCTAAACCTTTATTCCAACCGTACTGAGATTTCATAAGTTCTTATACATCCATTGTTATTCAAGGAGTATTAAGGGCAAATTTATCAAAGTTAAACCTAACAAATTAAGTTCTATAGGATCTGTTTTATTCTCAACAATAGAAGAATCATCGTTATTAAGTGAAGGTTCCATTTTGTTTATTTCCTTAGTTCGATTTAAAACTGAACTAGATTTTTTAGTTTTATTTGCTAAATTAGGTTTATCAATAAGAACCAGAGTTGATTTACTCTGCTTAAAGACAAAAGGTTCAGAAGTAGAGAAAACTGCAAAAGCTAATTGATTCAATAAGTCCTCCTTTTGATAGAGAGGAGTTATATTTTTTACTTCCTTTTCTAAAACACCAAACATTACTTCATTCCAATAAGCTCTTCATTTTTAAGCCACGCATCTATAGCTACCTTACAAGCAGCCTGCCAATAATTATGTTCATGAACATTGGCTAGCGCTCTCTGTTCAGAATAGTCTCGACGCATACCATGATCTTTGTGAAACTCATCCGAAAAATTTGTACTATTAACAGTACCCAGTTCTACTCTGCTTTTGTTACCGCTCCAATCCGTTGTTTCCATTGAACCTGGAACAATAATTTCGGACCTAGTTGGTTCATTTTTTGTATCTAAATGGCTTATTAATTGGATAGGTCTATCAGCAGTTTCGAGAGTTTGTGGATAGTACTTTAATGTCCGTGTAAGTCTATCTACTATTGGGGAACCCTCATTACCGCCTACTAACCAAATAGGATCTCTGGGATATGATAAACCTCTACCTAAGGAAGAATCGGCCGATTGTATAGATTCGCTGATATTGTTATCACCTCTACCAGTAAAAAACAAACCTCCACCATGCGATACGTACCGATTCATTCCGTTTACAGGAGATACAACTAACCCTGTATTAGGAGCTGGTGGTCTTACAAACTCGCCTACACCAAAAGGAGATACAGATTCACTAGTCATTATCTGTATACCAACCTGGTGTCCACCGATTCTCTTATTACCAATTGTTAAACCTTGTCTACGTGATTCCAAATGGGTTGCAGCAGTTAATACCTCTTCTGGACCACCCGTAGGAGTTACATATCTCTGAATCATGTCAGACTGCCTATTAAAAATAGCAGCTCTAGATCCAGGAAATACAGTATTTAGTAATTGAGTTGCCATAGCTACATTAACTCTCCTAACAAAATTTCCGTTTGAAAGCCTTTCCGTAAATTAATACAAAATACGTGCTGAACAGTATCAACCCTCAAAATAATACCTGTTTGACGTGTTTGATTAGAACCTCTATATAGAGGTTCATTTCCTACTAACTTATCAAATTCAGTTGCTTTATCATCCTCGACTATTGAACTAGATACAGTTTTATTAGCATCATTCGCTATTGTCATAGATGCAGGTACACCAAAGTACTGTCTGTTGCTAGTCTGACCTAGTGCATTATCTCTATAACATTTATATGCGTTATTCATATATTCACTAAGTGCACTAGGTGTAATCGATCTAGTATATTCTTCTGCAGTCATTTGTAAGGAATCTACATTAAACAATCCAGCATTAAATATCCAACAAGAATGACCGGGTAGTAATTTAGGATCGCCATCTACAACAATTGTTCCAACTCTAATGTCTCTAGATAGAGCTCTAGCCATGCTGAGAGCAGTTACCAATGCATTTTTTGCACCGGTGCTGTCTAAAGATGCAGTGGGGTCAGCGATACGAACGTGTCTAGGTGCTATATAGCTGGGTAGAATTCTCCCACCTGGTGATTCTACTAGCGAGAAGTAGTAGTGTAGCGGTAATTCTGAACCACCACTAGACGAACCAACAGACATGACATGAAAATTATTTTTATAACCTAATGTACTCCACTCCATCTGCCATTCATGTACGTTGGGTGGATATATCTTATTATTTATTTCAACTGGTCTACCAATCACATATACTCTGGATGGCATGCCATCTTTTCTAAAGTGAGTTGATCTCGGAATGTAGAAGAAATGACCTGTTCTATGGTCTACAAAAACTTCAGTTGGCCATAACTCAGAATTAGCTAAATACCGAATAACATCTATTGGAGGCTGACCTTCTACATTAGAATTTATTAAAGTAACTACATTTAATCCGTGTGGAGTATCAGAAGACTGAGGTGCTGCTACTACAGCAGGCATTTGTTCTCTTCTTGAATCGAAGAAGAAAGCAGTTAGGTTATTACCACTCGCTTGACTATCGAAAAAGATTTTTACTTCTGGGTCATCGTCCCCCACTTCTATGTCATAAAAACCTGATTTTAAACCCCGTCTAGCATCATCGGAAGTTCTAGATCGCTTTATAAGTAAATCCATAACAGCCTTCAGTCTGTTTGCACTTTCATCAAATGGTGGTTTAGAGTTTTCTAATTGAGTTTTCATAACACTGCAGTCACCGAACATAAAATCTTGCTGCAGTTTTAGTTTTTGTTCTTCACTTTGTGTACTACCACCATCTTCTACCCTATTCAAATGTGGAAAAACATCTTTATCAACTAAACTTATGCTGTCATAGCATGCATAGTCCATTACAAATGGCTTTCTAGTTTGGTCTGGACCACCAAATATACCAGTAATTTCTAAATCATATTCTGTGTCACAAGGAAACTGTGCTTTTACAGGACTAACAGAACTGTGCGGAGAATTATATGAAGACATAACACTAGTTCTGCGATGCGCAGCTTGGTTACGGTCATAGGCAAATTCATCTCCTACAACAGGTTCCTGTCTAAATACACCCGGTGTGAAGAAAGTCTGGTCGATAATATTTTGGAGGAACATTCCTCTAGACAGATAACCTTTTCCATCTGTATCCTCATGCTGTCTAGTGACAATGGAAATAGGTGAATGTAATACAGTGTCTACAAAGTACCTCATTTTGTCTCTAAACACTACTTCGTAGAAGACTCCACTACTAGAGCCTTTTACGGTAATCATGTCTACAACGCCCCAAAAAACGGGCTGTACATCTGGATTTGGATTCGTATACCATCTATCATCTTGCCAATCAACAGGCTCTTGATAGAGGTTTTTAGTGTATCCCATGAAAAGTCTTATTTCCATTTCAGGGAAGAGAAATAAACCTATACCAGATTCCCAATCTGGAGGTGCTTCTCGGTATTTCATAGATGGTGCTAACCTCACCAAGCCATCTCCTGCTGCCCATACCCGGGTTACTTTACATTCGGCATTTACAATAGCCCAAGGTGTACGTCTACCTGCAACAAAGATTTGGCCTAGAGAATCCATTTTATAAACAGGTCTAGGTAGAGACCTGTTTGCATATTCAATCCTAGATTGAAATAATTCTTTGTGATGCGGTTGAGGTACTGTAACTAAACAGCAAGTTGGAAAGTTATTATTTTTTATATAGTGGTGAGGTATAAGTCTTCCTTCTGAATTTCCTTCTGTTTTTGTATAACCATCGAAGGTTTCAGGAAATCTAGTTTTAGAATTTGCAGAATCTGCAATTCTACTCTTTTTCTCAAATCCCGATAAATCTGTCATAATAGTTAAAGCAATCCGCAAATAAAAATAAGCTAGTCCTCTATTACTAGAACTAGCTTATTAGTTTTGCGTTTTTTAGGTAAATTACACGCCCTGAGGACCAAATAGATCTTGGAATCTATTAACACCTATACTAAACTGAGCGGTATTTAGACCTTCTCTATAGTACTCATAACCCTCGGCTACACCTTGCAGCTGAACGGGTACAACACCACGACCACCAGAGAAGGCTGTGTTAATAGAGTCAATTTTACAGTTTAGTAATTTTATTCTACCTACAACAGATCTATACCGCTGCTCATCTGGACCAGTACCTAAGACAGGGGCATCACAGGCAGGATCAAAAGCAAACTGTGGTCTACCCTCAGTTGGGTTATATATTATACTATTACCTCCTATACCTCTTAGTTGGTTGCTATATGGTCTAGTAAATAGACCTTCATCGTTTGTAGAATAAAAATCACCAGATGCATCTACACTAAACGTAACAGAGATTCTAGGTGATCTATTGATTCTGTTAGCACGAGAAATTCTCGTGTATCCCATTGCCTCCGCAAATATGTCGGTGTCAATCATTCCACGCTCAAGTACGAAGGCTATTTGTATTTCTCCATCCAAATATCTGGGTACCCGTTGGTCTAGCTCCATGTACGCTTCAGTAGCGTTACGTATGGTCAAGACTGCGCTGGTAAATCTACCGATCATTCTAGGTGCACCATTACCGCACATACCCTGCACCCAAACATTGCAGTCAAAACCTTGTATTGGGTCAAAAATACCATTATTAAGTACACCGTTATGTGGGCGACCAGCATTTCCTGCTACAGCCATAATTAAAACCTAAATCTAAATCTATAAATACTTAGATTATATTGACTACAAGTAACTTATGTGATATGATATAGCACTTTCTGCTTAAGTTATCAGATTTTGTTGTTTACTTAAAAGTAACTTGACCAGTAAAGCTAATAATAACTAAGTTAATTTGATAACATCTACTACAAGAATACTAGGAGAATTTTATGCTAGATAACTTTTCTGTAATCAAAAATATAGTAGATGCAGTTACAGTGTTATTGGTTTATAAAGTTCTACTTGAGCTACTAATTACTTTTCACAGTAAGAAACTAGCGGTTAAATATGTACCTAAATTAATAGATAGGTTAGATAAATACATACCGTAACTATCGCATTTAGAGAGATTTTTAGGTAAAGTTTGAATAATCATTAAAAAGAGGTGCAATACATTGCACCTCTTTAACTTATACCTAAGACAACTGCAATTTAGAGAGCAATTGTTACACGCTCTGGTTGTCTTATTAGATTAACCATTAGTCTATCAGCAGGATAGATTGGGGTAAAGTATGCATCTATCGTTAGGTTGCCACTAATTAAGGCACTTACAGGGTTTTTAGAGATACTAATTTCTGTCTTACTGTATTCAAGAATCAAACCCTGTGACTTCCTAATCTCTAGATAATTATCAACTGCATCTTTAATCTGACGTACAGTTTGTTGTGTTAACGGCTCAGACTTAGCCCATTGCAGACTAAAGAATAGATCTTCCCTTATTACGTTATAAACACGTCTGATTGTATCCCAATACCAAGCAGGATCAGTAGAGAGTGTTCTTCCATTTAAGAAGTGTACAATTCCACTACCTTCCTCTCGGTAAATAATATCTAGTCTATTCTGTGTATATTCGTTTCTAGCGGCATGCCCAACAGAAACATCAGTAGAAATTACATTTCTAATTTGAGGAGATGAAGCTCTTGCAGCAGTAGACACTTGGAACGGAGTCACTGCTATGTGACCCAGTGCGAAACCGGTAGGAGACACTGCATATTGACCTAAAATAGGTTGTCCTGCATAGGTTACCCATCCGGCAACCATTTTTCCATATCTAGAATTAGGTTGAGTTGCCATGTAGTTTCTAGCCTGTTGAGCAGTTAAGCCCTTAGGTGCAGCCAGAACAGCGAATCTCAAACCGTCTTCTTCTGAAGCAGTTTCAGCTTGCTGAATTAGCGCAAAGTGAATGCTGTCTAAGGTTTCAATAGGTCTACCTAACTCATCTGGTGTAGCAGCTACTCCAATAAGGTTTGCTTGAAGATTTCTTAGTACTTCTAAGCCATCTAAGAAATCTTTCTCATTAAGTGTAGGCCCTAAACTGCCGTATCTGAGATAAGCCTCAGTAGCTAAGTCTTGGCCACCTTCTAATCTTTCATAGTCTGCTGGAAGTACTACAATAGATAGAAGGTTACTTGTACGCGCTCTATACTCAATTAGATTACCTTGTACACCTACATCTTTAGCCTCTAGAATAAGCTCTAATCCGTTCAAACGGGCCTCAACAGGTAGACTAGGTACACCTCCACCTAGCGTAGTTGTTTCAGTTGGATAACCTAAGAAGTTAAGTCTAGCTATCGCACTGCCATTTATATTTAGTGTTAGAGGTACAGTCGGTGTAAAAGTACCAGAAGTAGGTGTAAACGTAATAGTAGTACCAGAGGTACTAATACTATACGTTACACCATTTATTGTCCTAGATGATCCTAGTCCTGCGGCTAATTGTGCAGCAAGAGCAGAAGGTGTTGTTACGTTACCTGATATTGTAACTGCGGCGTTAGCAACGTTGATAACAGTGCCGTTTGTAACGTTTACAGGACCACTAATATTCAGAGTAAAGGTCCCTGGCCAAACACTAGACCAAGCAGCGCCGAACTGATTGCCACCTTCTTTAACAAAACCTGCGGCTGTGAAGGTTATTTCCTCAATATCTAACTCAGATGAGTCTATTAGTTTAAATTCAAGTGTGTTCGCATTAATCTTAGAGACTAATACTTCACTATTACCGGTCCAAGAGGCTACGATTGCATTTGTAACCACTTCAATATCGGTTACAGGTGAAGCTAATGATCCTAAAGCAATAGTAGGCTGAGATAGTACTGTTCCGTCAGTTAGTTTAATTCGTGTTGTAACAATGGAACTAACTAGGTGTACGTCGGGATGCAAGTTTAGGATCTTAGAGTTATTTGATATATAGACATTTACAACGTCAGTAGCTCGAGACTTAGTAATGTTTACAGGAGTTTCATCTACACCTGGATTTTTCTGTACAAAACGTATACCATCACCAGTAGGAAGAACGATTGTATCGTACCTTAAGTCGCCCGCAAAAGCTGCTTCTAAAGCATTTACCAATGTAAATCGGTTGTAGCCTCCAGCTGGTGCAGGTGCTGTAGTTACGCCTAATACAGTTAAGGTATTACCTGCAGAAATGTTTGTACCACTTAAGAACCTAAGTGTAACAGCAGCTTTAGTACCAGAGTTGTTAATTAATCTTTCTACACCTTTAGCTATACTTTGAGCAGTGTCAAACTGTCTATAAGTATACTTAACTGTATTAACAATTGGAAATCCAGATCTACGATCTCTAATGTCTATAAATAGTGTTCCATCTGCAGATGCATCGGAAGCGAAAGATAGAGTTCCTATGGCTTTTGTATGGGTAGGTACTTTAGTTAGATCATCAGCAGTTTTACCTAGATATTGTAGGTTAACTAAATCTGAACGATTTGATATCGAGAGTAATGTATTACCCGAAGCTGTATAGAATACATCTTGTAGATCCAGTGAAGGTAAAAACTCCTCAAAGAAACCATTGGCAACCCTATTAGTCCTGCGGTAGTCAACAACCCGCATGTTAACTTTGCGAATAATGCCAAAGGTTTGTTGTGCAGGAGTAATTGTAATAGCTACATCATTACCCCAGACACCAGGAGACTTTGCTAGTACCTTTAAAATCGGAGTATTATCCGCGTGATATAAAATTCTTTCAGCAACAGTCGGAGGATCTTGCCCACCGGTAAATCTAGCCGGTGTGGTAGGAGCATACGTAGTTCCAACAGAAGGAGGAGTGGATATAATCCAACGACCGTTTGAAGCGTTGTTATCCTTTACCCAACGACCGGGGTTAACAATAGTAAGAACCTCAGGTTTGATATGAGTAGCAGTTGTTACATCATCACCGTTATCAGTTGTTAGGTTATCTGGATCCCACTTATAAGTATTGAGAACTCCATTACCATCCCCTAGTTGAATAAGAAAAGGAGCCTCAACTCCAATCAGTGGGAAAGATCTTAATTCAGCTAGATTTTGTCTATAAGCACCTTCTATATGATTAATTGTTACGTTAGTACCTGCTGAACTAAAATCTACAACTGGTGTCCCAGCTAAAGCATGAGCCCGAGTAGATGCAACTTGGAATGTGTTTGCAGTAACGTTTGTAACGTAGTAAATAGTTGTAGATGAGATGGGGTTGTTACCTACTTGTGGTGCAGTAGCAAACCCAAATCTTATTCTGTCACCGACCTGTAAGTCATGACCGTTTAAGGTAATTACATCAGTAGTTACATCAATAGTTACAGGTAGGTTAGGTGCTATTGAGTTAAAAGTTGCTCGTATTTGCTTATCATTAGGTCTAATTACAGTAGGCAGTGATTCATCAGCATTGCTCGATGGCTCGTAGTTGTAATACAGACCAGTATAAAATACGTAGGCTGTTGATTGATTAGTTAACCTAGCGGACTCAACTTGCTTAAGTCTATCTACATCAACAATACCCGCACCGAACTGTTTAAGGGGGACAACATGTACAGTCCAGTTATCTGTATGATATCCAAACTCCTGAGCAGTTACGTATAGTCTATTGCCTATTACTTCAGGTAGAACTCGCTGATTAGGGTCAGTTCCAATTGCCGTGGCAATCTTATCTCTGATCTTAAATTCACTATCACCGTTATTAATAGAGATAGAAGTAGCCTCAAATGCAACTTGACCTTTATCATCACGTATTAATACCGTAACAACATGATTTACAGTAGCAGTGCCTCTAACTAATATTTCACCTCTACCTGCTCTGCCTTTAGACAATGCCCTAACTATAACAAAGTCTCTAGCACCTTGGTCCATGGCAGCTTGGACAGCTAGAGAACCTGGGTATAAGTCCTCTTCAAAGATTTTTCTAAGCTGTTCTCTGTTAGAAATAACAATACCTTCGTTTTGTGGACCTCTGGAGAAAGCTCCAACAAGACCTATTCTATTTTGAACTCTACTAACTGGTGGGCGTAACCCAACGTTATCTTCATTAAAGAATATTGAGGGATAAAGGGCGTCGATAGGCACAGTCCGTCTCGCTTAGCTTGTAGGTTTACAGTATAAAGTTATTTAATACCCTAAATTACTTTTGAATCTGGGCATTAGCTAACATAAATTCAAAATCTGCGCAAGTTGTCTATTTTGGTACATAAATCTCCCTGGAAACCATAACAGGATCTGCTGCTACACGTTCAGTTCTAATCTTACTAAGACCTCTATAAGGCACGTCTGTAAATCTCCAATTCCACCATCTGGGAGCATTTACAGTTAGCTTCCAGAGTAAACCTATCTTATGCAGTACAACATGATCTTTCTCTGTCCAGTTCTGTGATAGAGGAGTTATATACTCAACATAGGAATCAGCATTTAGTGGCTGACCTTGTGCATATAAAATACGCAAATCTGTTTCTAAAGCTAATCGGACTAGTTCAATATAGTCGTATAAAACATTTTCACCTGGATAAGTTACTATTGTTACCTCCCTAAAATTAGGATTATTAGGGTTGCCACTGTCACTAAATTCTATTGGATTTTCAGGAACAATACAATCTAGTCCGGGATTCTCTGTATATGGTGCAGGTACATAATAACTAAAAAATTCTTTTTGATATCCTCGATACGTTAATACAATGTTTAAAGTTACTGTAGTCTTAGTAAACTGACCTGGGCCTGTGCCCATATTAAAGTCATGCATTACCATTGCAGCATTTAACGAATTTGTAGTAAGTATGCTGCCTTCCCGATGATATGGGTACACTAATAGACTTAAACCATCATTTTCTATGTTTGTACCATCATATGTTCTTGCATTTGTTATATAAAGCTTTTTAGAGGGGTCTCTAGGGTCACGTATAGGAGGATTAACCAGAAGTGGGTGGTTTAATAGACCTAACAAAGTTGCATCCATTAATAGGCCTAGAGAAGCCCTTAAGTGTGGATGTGAACCATCATTTTGAGGATAGTAAATAGGATGCGGCATTATGGTTTATACCCACCTGCATATATACTATTTAGTTTGTCTCTAACGTACTGATGTCGGTCAGAAAACTTCTGCCTTACTAATAATGCACTACCTTTGCCATCTGTAATAAAACCATTAGGATTTGAGCCATCTGCTTGAATTGATGTTGGTTTTACTAAAGGACTGGTTAAGTAAATAGATTTAGGTTCATTTGTAAATGAACTCAGTGGTTCAGAGTAGTTACCAGTTGCAATAGATATTGGAGCAGGTAGTTCAGTGAAGTCTATAACTACTGCTATAGTTAACGGTTCAGCTCTATTTACTGCACATGTTACAGCATTAGTATTCTTTATGATTGCACCGATAACGTTGTTTGTTTTGTAGTAGTTAAACAAACTATGGTTAAATGCTTGCGCTATCCGTGCAGCACTAGCACCTGCAGGCACTCTAAATGAGATAGAAGATACGATTGGTAAATTATCTGAGTCTTCAGTAGAATAGCCTGTTGTATTAGCAGGTAAAGTCGTAGTATTAGGTCCAGTGACTCTGTACTTGAAAATGCCAAACGGAATTGTATTCCCAACTACTTCTGATTCTTTAACATCTTCTTCAGTTAGAGTATGAAAATAAGAACCCCAAGCAATTTCATTATCTACACGAAAATAAAAAGTGTTTATATTACTTAGATCTTCTAGTGGTGTTAGTCCGGTAACATCTTTGGCATCTTTTGCAGAACCGAGTTGTAAAAAGATTCCGTGAGGACCTGTACGTGTTAACTCGTTATAATCAGCCTTTGTTCCGTATTTAATTTCATGAAAACCTAATTTAGGATACTCCTCTTCGAGTATCCACACACCGTTATTACTAGGAAAATTAGGATCAGTACTACTAACACAACGCCATTTATATCCCTTATACAGCCTATTCCTTAAGGTAGGAGGTAGAGTTGCAGTTACATCAACCGTACCTAATGTATAATTACCAATAAACTCACTGTTTGGAACGGCTGTTACTTGCCAAAATATTGCTCCAGGAGTCGGTGTAGGTAATGTAGAGTATATCCCACCACCTGTTGTTGCTGGACTTGTAGGAGGAGCAACAGAACCACCTGGACCTACTGTAAAAACACTATTACCTACACCAAAGGCTCTATCTAGATCACTTTGACTTGGTACGGAACCTACGAAATATAAATATCTACGGAATACTAAGTTTACAGATTCAGCACTCTGAATAATTTCCTTATCTCTAGCTACAGCTGTTAATCGTTCTAATGCAACCTCTATTTGATAGATCTGATTGCTATCTGGCGGCAAGTCTGCTTTAGGTACGATTTCGATCTTAGCCGGTGTTCTCCCACCTGCATTTAGCACAGTTAAAATTCGCTTCGACCTGTTGTTAATTGCATTTTGAACCTGCATTGCTAACTGCAGTGGTTTAGTGTAGTTAGGCACCTCGTAGTAAGCAGGTTCTGGAGTAGATCCTACAATTACTTCCATGATTGCTCGTTCGTACCAATTAAGCTCTATCCTCTCATACAAGGTGTCTGTTAGAGGATCATAAGCTGGAGCGAAGTAAAAAGATATATCATCAAAAGGTGATTTAGTAGGAGCTTTCAAAGGAGCTTCACTTGCTGAACAACATAGTTCCTGTTTAAGCTGTTCTAGTGTAGCTGTGGCTATCTTCTCTAAATGCTTAGCTAAATCAGCATAGTTGTCTACAATATGGAAAGTTTTAGAAGTCAGTATAGACGCTGCATACGCACTGGCTATCCAGGCAATAGAACTTGCAAACGAGTTATCCGGAGAATCAAATAAAGCTTGTCTGAAAACCTGTTCATCACCAAATTCTGTGCTAGGACTAGATTGCGGATCATAGAATACAGGTAACCCAGTATTCTTTACTTTTGCGGTTTTTAGGTAAAACCAGATTCTTGGATAGGCTAAATTCTTTAGAGTAAATTCTATTTCCTCATCCGAAACCGTATTAGGATCTAACAATACATTGTGTGTACGAACCATACGTACACATCGTTTAAAAAAAGAGTCGCCGTAACCGATTAACGACGACCCAAATACGTTATCATTGCTAGTCCAAGGCATGCTGACCTTCTATAGATAAATCACTATGACTCATCGTTTAGGACTTCTTCTACTAAAGCTTGATCTCTAACATAATCAGGAAACTCTAACTTAAGAATTGCTTGAATTGCTTGTGCTTTATTTTTATAAGTAATGTTCATTCTGTCGCAGAGGTCTTTTATATCCCTAGCTAGAAGTGAGTTTAATTCACTCTCTCTTTCTGAATATCTAACTTCAATTGATTTAGGCTCAGATTCTTCGTTTACATAGTAAAAGGGATTAATTACCTCTGCAACTACGTTTGTTTCTTTTTTTCTATTTACCTCTTCATCATAGGTATTAGTATTTTCGACAACCTCAGTTTGTCTATTATCAACATCAGATTGGTTATCAATATCTTCAATTTGTCCCTGGTTAATGTTTATTAAGATGGTAGGTTCTGGTCTCTTTATTCCAAATGAAACTAAGCCACATGAACTGGCTTTAAATTCATCTGAAACAAACATTATGTTTTCGAGTATATGTCCACTTGCACCTTGTTTAAGTACTTCAGCTTCGTAATCATCTAGTTCATAGATGTTACTAACAACTAATTCTGGATATTGTTTGATAATGCTTAGAACTTTAAAGTATGCCATATGAATCCTAAAATCCTTTTTACAGTGTGGTAGATTGATTGATTCAATACTACCACACTGTGAATACTAAATGTTAACGAGTATAAGGTTGAAAGACCTCCGCTTGGCTTGTATCAACTGTGGTAGCTCCAGTTATACGACCTAGATAGATAGACTTATCTCGGAATTCTACACGCTGTCCAGCAATTACCATACCTTTTGTAGTAAAACTGTCACCACGCGGGGTATTAGATAAGCCGAATGCTATCTTTTTAGATAGAGAAACACCAGCAGGGGAAGATGCATTTAAACCGTGGATAACAGCATCTCTAACTATTGCTTCAGTTACATCACCTTCATAAGTTGCGTCTCTACCAGCAACTAAGACAATTGTTAGGTTTAGACCTAAAGTAGCATCCACAGCATTGACTGTATTACCAGAAACGGAGAAGTTCTTTCCGTTTACCCTAACTACTTGGTTTGCTGGGTTAGCGTTATGCGTAATATATTCAATACGCAGCTTATTTACTTTATGTCCAGGATTTACAACAATATCAACTACAAGAGGATTAGTACGAACTGATCCAGTCGCAGTCAACTGACTAACAGAAAATGGATCCACTTTATACATAGGAGCTGGTGTTACTGCCCAAACATCAACTGGTGCAGTAGTAGAGATAGCTCCACCAGTTACAGCATCAGATACAGCTGTAACTGCAGGAGTAGATGTTAGAGACAGTCCTCCAGCTGCAGCGGCAACTAAATCTGGATCACTAGGTGTTAACCCGGGAAAGTCATAGACAAGTTCTCCGATTAAGAGTTTCCCAGGAGTTACAACAAAACCTGGTTGGTTGCCAGATGTAGTTGCATCTATATCAGGTAAATACATTAATTTGACACCTTCAACGATACCTTTTCTGGTACGCTCGCTGATAGTATCACCAGCAGCTACGCTAGCTCCTGGAATTAGTTGTAACAGTTTATCTAAGGCCATAGTTTATATTTCTCCAACTATTTTAGGGTTTACAGGGGGTATTGAATACCCCCTGTTTTATTCAACTAACTACTGGACTTGAGTATGATCGAAGCTAGGTACCGTTAGAGTTACTAACCCAGTGTTCACAACTCTCTTGACTTCAGCTTCAGTGGATACATCAATTAATCTAACCCAATCAGGATAGATAAAGTGTGGGATTAAGTTATCTCCTAACTGAACTAATCTACCACCAGGTGCCTGAGGAGGCTCTAAATCGCGCGTAGAGACACGGACGTACATGCCAGGCTTCATATCGGGGTTCTCGCCAAGAGTATGGGTTGTACGCCCAACAATGGCTGAACCACGCTGCTTAGCAACTATTGCTACTTTATGTGGAGGCCAAACTTCTGTAACCTTAAATCCATTAGCTGGGTCTTCATATAGAGTATCTACAACTACTACTTTTAGACCAGCAATAGAAGTAAGCTTACCACCCTCCATTGTTGCATAGCCTTGATAGGCTGCTAGACTAGCACCCACGAAGCCTTGAGGAGCATTGCTACCACCAGTTAATGGAGCCGGTATGTAAAAGCCCATGTTAGCTCTTACAGCTGGGTGGTTCTCCAGAATAAACCGCATATGCTTAGACATAATAATATGCGTAGGCTCAGCTTTGCCTAACGCATGTAATTCGTACTTATGTCTAAGCAGTATTTGAATAGGATCAGAAGTCTGATTTGTAAAGAAATCACTAGTAGTTAGAGTAACTAGGTTAGCAGGGTGGAAGTTAGCCGATAGAGAAATGCCAACCTTAGTACGGGGGTCTACATAAGACACCCCACCTAGCATTTGCTTAGCACGAACAACCCGAATAAAGTTGTTACGTCTTTCAACTAGACGTTGCATTACTCGGGCAACTTCCTCTAAACCTGCTCCAACCTCATTGTAAGTACCAAACTTACGTAGATGGTTTATGGTTACTTGAGAAATTAGTGCAGACTCCCGAATAGGGAAGGGAGTGACTTCCTTCTCGTCATAGCTATCATCCGGAACGAATACGTCAGGTTGTCCAAAGTTGACCAGCGGAGTAATACCTACACCGGTTTTACGACGCTGGATTTTTACTTTAAAAGCTGATATATTTTCATCGGGAAAGAACTCGGCAAGTGGATCCCCATTATTTTGATCTTCTAGTTGTGCGAAGTACTCCGCAACCTCTAGAAGCTCTGTATAACCTAAGCCGAGAATAGGCGCACCATCTTGATATGGGGTGTTTAAAGCAGTAGGGGCAAGCATTTATTTTATGTCTCCTAGATGGTTTACCTTACTTAATAATTCCAGCTTTTCTGTAGGGATTTTCTGCTTTCTGAACAGGCGTAGCAGTGCTGGAGAACTGCTGAAAGCTTACTCTAAACTCAGGAGGAAACTGAGAAAGAAGTTCCTCTAGCTGAGACTGCAAAGTAACTTGCTCACCATTAGAAAGTTTAATCTGCTGAGACGGATTAGACTGGATTATGTCAAATACTTTGTTGACGATAAAAGGCGGAACACCTTTCCGAATATACTCAGCTTTACGATTGCTAAGTTCAGCCGCATAAGCTTGAGAAGTTAAATACTCAGTTCTTGCTTCAGTCTCTTTTAGACGAGCTTCGAGCTGTGCATTAATAGACAAAGCTTGGTTTAGCCGTTCATCAGCTTCCTTAAGTCTTGCTTGGTAAGTACTAGATAGCTCTTCCATTTGTTTCGAAAGAGCTTGAATCTGACTTAGTAATTGTTCTGTAGATACAACTTCTGAAATATCAGCAGACTGACTCATTTTTTCCTTAGCATTTTTACTAGACATCTTTTCTTTTTTAGACATCTCCTGTTTTTTATCTTCTTCATCCATCTCTTCCATTTCAGGTTGAGACTTCATGAACTGCTTCATAGGAGATCTCATAGACTCTTTCATAGGAGCATTCATGGCTAACTCCTCCTGGGAAGCTTCGCTAACTGCTCCTTCGTTAAGTGTGACATTCATTTCGTTTTCCATATGTAATTTACTAGATGATAAACTTGTAGACTCGGACAAAGTATATTTAGTTACTTCATTACCAGAGATATACTCACATGTACTAAGGTTTAATACAAAAAAATCCTTTGAATCTGGGCAGTTGATACTCAATACTTGATTGTCAGGAAGGTTAGGTAAGAAAGGTGCATTTGTTAATGAAATTGCAGTTAGAACTGTTCCCAGGTTTTTACCTGTATTTTTATCAATGAAGTTTCTAGTTAACTCAGGACTACTAAACCTGTATTTTTTAGTTCGTATTTCCTCTACTGTTTCATCATTATTTGGTTCAACTATTGAGTAAAGTACGTTACCCTCCTGAATCAAATCTTTAACTTCACCCACAGAAGGCTCTGCATCTACACTATTTGGATACTTTGAGTGTCCATACCTACAATAAGGCGGAAATCCGAGAACATCGTTTTTGAAATTCCGTATCATGTCATCAAAATCACGTTGAGTAAACTCAACTTTCTTATAGACTGTGTGCACCCAAGAACCAAGCTTTGCAACAGGAATTTTGAGCATTGGTCGTGGTGTATTACTGAAATTTTGAGACTTATAAGCTATAAACTTAATAGGATATGTATCCATGTCAAAGCTATTAGTCTCAATTACTTTATCTAGTAGAAGACTATTAGATAACTTAAATTCCTTAGAAGCTTTTATAAAAGAATGTAAAGCTGAAGAAGATATTTCATAGATAGATTTAAAAGATTCAGGTGGATTATGAGCTAGGTAAGCCTTCATTGCGTCTAATTGCGAAGGATAACCTAGCATAACCTTGAGTTCATCTAACACCCCTGTTTCTGCTTTCTTCTCGACAACAAAGACTTTGTTAGAAACAGGACTACCTGAGTAGTAATAAAAATCTAGCTCTTCTGAATCTAAGTTATTAGAATCTTCAAAGTAGCCATAAAAATCTAAAAATGTAGTTATACCGTTCGAATCTATCCTTTTTTCTCCAGGTGAATACTCAACATATAATGCTAAACCATCCCATTCTTTAGGTTTATTTACTTGAGCTGTTATAGTTCGATCTATATAGTTAACCGTATCTGAAAGCTCTGTTTTAACTAATTTAGGCTTATTGCCTTTACCACGTGCAGGTACACCTTCCGCTTGTTTTCTTTTTACAGCATCAATTCTTTCTTGCTTTGATAAACTTTTCCACTTTTCGTAACTCATACACTTTGGATAGGAACTATCATCTTTACTACTTTCTCTACCGCACGGGCCTATTATCTCACCAGTTTCTCCAGATACCCGTACCCAGCCTCCAGGAAAACTTTCACCAGTCTTTTTCTCTATTCTTTTTCTGATAGACTCTGGCGGAGTTTGCTCTTCAAACCACTTTTTCAGTCCACCTGGGTGTAAACCATACTTCTCGGATACTTGTTTTATTACAAGGTCTAATTCACTACAATCACTCGACAGCTTCTCTTTTGACTTATAGATTCTTCCATCTGCTCTGGGAATTAAACCTTGTGCTTTGCATGAAGCTATTGCAGAGAAACCTTTTGGTCCACCAGGTTGTTTACACACTTCTGGTGATACACTTAGTAATTGCTCATCTAGTTCAGTCTCATCTAATATATCTACTAATTTGGCAGATAGAAGCTGCTCATATAGTTCAGGTGATATATAGAAATACCTTTCCATTCTTGACTAATTTAAATCAGTCATGATAAATATAGTTAGAATAAAAGTGTTAAAACTAAGCTATATTAATCTCGTTTTGCAAATCTACCTCCAAGCTCTTTATAACGCTTAACCATCCACATATTTGCATATACGCTGGGGTAAACTCTGAATTTGAGCTTAGCTTCTGCCTTAGCCTGTTCGTGCTTGTCTCTGTCTAGAAAGATATTCTCAGAGTAACTTTCATAATCATCAAGATCTATTTCTTTTGTAAGTTTTAGATCGTTTAAGGCCATGTTTAATTGATCTATGTAGTAATTAGTAAGTTCAATATCATCATTATTTGATAAGTCTTCACTTCCGCTATTAGACAAACCATTCTTATAGTGGGTTTTGTATATACTATTACAGTAATGAGCTAAGCTAATATCTTTTAGAGTAACAGTATTAAACTCAATAGTAGTATCACCAATTTTTTCATCATTTGTACTCAGCTTTATATAAACTTCCGTTACTGGAGAATTATATATAGTTAACAACTCAATAGGATGGTGCCCAACCTCTTCAGCTTTATTGTATATGTCGTTTACAAACGAAATAGCTTGACTGTAATCATTGAAAGTGTACTTCCTTAGAATGAAGTCCCTATCAACAGTAGTTAAAAATACAAACCCATCTGGAAGATCAACTTCTTCTAAACTATATGATTCCGTATTAAGTACCGATAATTTGTTTTCACCTAATTCTGAATCTGATAGATAGTACTCAACTTCATCTAAAGATTCAGTAAAACTAGATTCAGATAAATCTAATTCCAATAAACTAAGAATAATATCCCTAGATATACTCAAAGCTAAATCTAAGGTTTCTTTAGAACAGTTTGAGTATTTATCTGAGTTTACTAGTTGAGATAAGTTATTTTCTATTACTGACAACAACTCATTGAAGTCTGCATTGAAATCAGAGTAAGTTTCTTGATAATCTAAAACATTTGCATCAAAATCATCTATATTAGAATCAACATGTTCATCTGAAGTGAGTTTTCTTACAATCGGACTTTGTATTGCCATTCCCCTTTTCAGAGGTTTTTGTACAAGATTGTAAATAAAGTTTCTTAATCTAAGTGATTTGCTTAGCTCCTGGTTAATTTCACCAGTTTCTACATCACTAGAACTAAAAAAACTATGCCTCTGTACTCTAGGCATTTCTCTTCCTAGGGATTTATACAATGCTCTTAATTTACGCTTAGCTTTATCTTTTTGTGGACCTTTATATGGATTACCTCGGTGTCCAGATGGGTGATATAGAGCACGCCAGGCAGCTCCCATTAAACGTGGGTTAGGAACACCGTTTTCTTTTACCTGCAAATGGTAAGTAGATACTTTATTTCTATCTTCAACTACTAAGTAATCATCTGGGTTTTTAGAAGGAATAGAGTATTGCTCGTAAACAGAGTTAATACTCGCTTTTACTCTCTTTTTGCTCTCCTTCATTCGCTTAGCCTTCTCTAGTAGGCTTCTACCTTTTGCTGCTAGTTTAGCTGCTGCAGCTCGTGTAGTAGGGGCATGCTCACCCCACGCACGGGCTGCCTTGGCCAGCCTTGTTGGTCTACCTTTTTCATCTACTAAAGGACCAACAGGATTCGTATAGAACCTAACTAAAAAACTACCTTTCCTTCTAAAGTCCTCGGCTGTTCTAGGTTTCCAAGTAACTCCTGGCTTAAGGTTAGAGCCAGTTTTTCTGTTATAGTACTCGATTCCTTCTTTAGTTAGACCTCCCCTTGGATCTCTATGTTTACCCATTTTTAGGTAAACTGATTTGGATAACTCCTGATTTGTCGAAAGTAAGTTATACCATTCTTCAAGAAATGAGTCAAACTCACTTTCATTTAAAGATACAGCTTGATGCAGTAAGTCTACGTCAAATTCATCACTCATAGAAACCACTATGCATTACCTTTAATTAAACCTAAGCTAACTAGGTCTGCACGAAGTCTGTTCAGTAAAACAGCTATTCGTGCAAAGTTATTGTTTATCGTTGTTGATTCATCTCCAGCTGAGGTATCTTGCACTCTCTCTAATGTAAGTGCACTGGTATCGCCATTAGTGTTATCTACAACTGCTCTTTGTGCGGCACTAGCTGGCTGAGGTACAGGTGCAACACCATAGAAAGCTAAGCGTTGATTAGTTGCTGTACCAATTCTAGTACCTGTTGTAGTGCCTAAAAGTATATTGAAACCATCCTGTACACTTACATTACCAGTAAGCCTAATTAAACCAGATCCATGTGGTTCAATTTGGATATCCCCATTCTGTGTTGAGAGTATCTTTTTACCATCTACATTAATATCACCACCTAAAATGATTGGTCCGTTTAGATTAATTAAACCAGACCCATGAGGTGTAAGTCTTATATTTCTGTTTGAACTCGATACTATATCAAAACCGTTTGTATCTAGTGTCCCACCAAGTTTTACATTAGCATTGAGTAGGATTTTACCTGTACCATGAGGATCTAATTCAATATCATTATTATTAGCAGTAGTAACAATTTTATTTGTGGATACGTCTAAATTGCCCCCTAATACAGTATCCGAGTCTAAAACTACTTTTCCTGTCCCACTCGGATTTAGCACTATATTTTGGTTATTGGCGGGTTCAAGTGTAATCGGATTTGAGCCGGTTGTAATTATTTTGTGAGTTTTTAAATCTAAATCTCCGCCTAATTCAACTAATGCACTTAGTAGAATTTTACCTGTACCATGTGGATCAATATTTATATTACCGTTGTTATTGCTTGTAATTAGAAAACCATTAGTATCTAAGTCACCACCTAAAACAGTTGGCCCTGTTAGTAAAATTCTGCCTGTACCGTGTGGTTTGAGTTCAACGTTACCGTTATTGGACGAAACGATTTTATTACCGTTTACATCTAAGTCTGCTGACAAACTTGTAAAGTTTGCTGCAGATACAGGTGACCAAGCTGCAGTACCATCTGCATCAACACAGGTAAGTACATGTCCTACAACGGGGTTAGAAGTTAGCTGAATTCCAGTAAAGCTAGCGGTATTTAGAAAAGGTATTGGCATATTATCCCGTCACCATCACTCTGTAAATATTATTTCCAGGTGGACTGCTAAATGTGAGCGTTATGGAGTTTACTGTAGTTGCTGCTGCTTCTACAAATACTCTTCTATATACAGGTACTCGCTGAAATACATCTATAGCTACATCTCTTGTACCTAAGTTATGGTTTATAACTATACTTGTATTTACAGTATCATTTATATCAAAAAAGAACCTTCTTAAATTAATTGTTGCTGCAGCTTGTATAATAGCACGGTATAAACCTGGCGGAGGTGGTGTACTGAAGATAATTTGAATGTCGTTTAAATTAGTGTATATAATTTCTGGATATACAATCTGAAAATTATCAGTACGCATCACTGTTACAACCAGGTTTTGCGTTTGGAATGGATGCGAAATTAAAGCTATGTTCGTACTTGTATTAATTTCACGTACTACAGTACCTAGGTTGTTTACTGTTGTAGAACTACCTGCACCAGCATAAGTGAAACTAAGCTCACCTAAACCATTTGTAGTTAATACTTGCCCTGGTAGTCCGTCTTCCCTAGGAAACGCTAAACTTTCAATTCTTATTCTCTGAAATCGATTATTAGACCGTATGTTGATTTCACCTAATGCTTCTAGTGCTGCAGTGAAGTTTGGGTCGTCAGGATCTCCAAAACTAGGATCAACATACCTATAAGGTGTAATTTCCATACCAATTGGTGTTGCCCGCATTCTTAGGGACACACCCTGTGGAGTTTCAAATCTAAGTTCTGACTCTTCACCAAATTTTACTTTATTTACATCAAACTCCTGTAAAACTAAATCATGCCCATTTAGTTTTAAGTCACCTCCTAAAGTGGGGTTAGTATCACCAACTAACAAAAATGATGCATTACTAATGTTACCTAATACACTGTCAATTGCATCCAGATGAGATTTTAGGTCTGAACCAGTTGGTGTATAGTTTATAGGTGTTCTATTAGCTGCTATTTGGTTAGACGCTAGTGTACCAAAAGTTGTTTGGTTTGCACCTTGTCTAATTAGCACATCACCCGGAGAACCTGTGTTAGTAGGCCAAGTTACTGTATTAAACTTCAGTGAACCTGTACCTTTAGGTATCAGATTTATACTAATATCAGTATCAGTGCCTGTTGCTGTTAAATCAATATTATTAGCAGTATTAGTATCAATACTTAACCTTCTATCAACAACACCAATACGTGTTCTTCCTGTACCGTGAGGGCTAATAAGTACATCGTTATTATTACTCGATGTAATAAGAAAGTTATTTGTATTTAAGTTTCCACCTAAAGTTGGGTTTAAATCTTCTATAAGGTTGGTTATCCCACCCGATACCAAAGCTACACCTATAGCTGCATCCATAGCAGCTATATGCTCCGTTAGGCTTGTACCCGTAGGCGTGTAGTTAACTGGGGTATGAGTAGAAGTAATTAGTGATGTAGTAGGTGTAGTCCAAGTGGGTTGTCCTGAGGAAACCTGAGTTAAAAACTGTACAGTTGAAGTTGTGTTTGGAGGGACGGCTACATTGTTTGTTCCGTCAAACCAAATCATTTGTCCAGCTGTTGTAGTAGGAGCTAATGCGTTGAAGGCTGCTGTTTTTGTAGTTGCTCCTGTGCCTCCATTAGCGATAGGTAAAGCTCCACTTACAGCATTAGCTTGATTGAGTGGTAAAGGTCCCCAAACAGCTTCACTTGAAATACTACCCGCACTGAGTAATACTTGGTGTTGAATAGAAGAGCTGCGAACTCTTAAGGAATCTGAGATAGCAGTTATAGTATTACTACCAGTTAGATTGATATCTAATGTATCCCCAGTTTTAGTTAAACCTACACCAGCATTAACTTGACCTAAACCAGAACTTTGTTCAAATACTAAATTACTAGCACCTAATGTAATCGTCCCAGGTGTTACTAGAGTAAATCTTCGTCTGGCATTAACATTGCCTTCTTCAACATATACAACTGAACCAGAGGTTAGTTTATCACCAGTATCTGCATCAGTAGCTCTTGTTAGTATAAATGGCGTAGACGAACTACCTAATTGAGTAACTGTATAAATACCATTTTCTACTTGATTGAGTTGATCTTTTATAAGGACTCTACTACCAACAGTTAGGTCTGTAATACCGTCGATACCAAACGTATTTATCGATCCATTATTATTAGCTGTAATTGTACCTGAACCGTTATTGTAAGTGCTCGGAGGTAGTGGTCCAGTTGTAGCAACCCTAACAGAGTTTTTAAAGTCTAAAGTCTCTCGTATAGCATCAGCATAAGCTTTATTAACAGCATCTTTGCTATCTACCGGACTTGCTAAGTTAGTTAGTCTAACATTACCAAAATCAAAGTTAGCAGTAGGTGTTGCTAACTTCTCGAAGGACAAGCGATCTGCTGGCGAGTTTGACCAAAGTGCGTTTGTTAGAGAGCCATTGGGTATATGGTTAAATGGCAACCACTGGGAACCATTATAAAAATAAGGTCTCTGTTCGCCTATATTTGCGTTATAACCGACTTGTCCTGGTACAGGTGGGGGTGTATTAGGAAACTCTACAAACGGATGCAATACCGCTCTAAGAAGGGAGTTTTGATTAAGTTCTAAGTTTGATTCGAAGCTTGGCATTGTATTTCCTAAATAATCCTATTAACCTACAACAGCTAAACCAGACTTAGGGCGGGTAAAACTAACCTGAGCTGTATTCAAATCAATGTGGACTACATCCCCAATAAATTCTCTGCCATCTGCTTCTAAAGTCTGTATATTAGGGTAATAACCTAAATTATGGTTTATCACCCAAGTAGTAGAAGGAGTTGATTGTACTTTTACAAGTCTAGTCCCGCCTACTAAATTTGAAACTGATGCTTTAGATGTTTGTTGAAGACTTGTATTTGGATCTGTCTCAACAATAACTAAGTCTGTTGGTTTTACAACAGATGCATTAGGTAACTCAGGTATAGTTGGATTTAGCTGAAAAGCCATATTAAATTAGACACAAATAATGAGTGCTGTATCTATAGCACTCATTATATTAACTGGTTATTACAATGTTTAGGCGTATTAACTATTCAGAAGAACCATCTGCATTATCTAACCCCTCGAAGGTTTGTAAAGTAGTTGCTTGTTCATGTTTATCTAAGTTAGAAGTCTTATCACCAACTCGATCTGGTACACAAATTGCTGTCTCCAACTCATACATGAACTTGTAAACCTCTCCATAAGGTTTACTCGATAAGTACTTCTTCAGGCTTAAGAGCATATTGCTAGAAATATTGTAGTACTCTAATGGTTTCTCACTTAGCTCATTCTCTTGTCTTAGGTCTGAATCCAAAGCACTAATTAAACTATATACTTCTCGATAAGTTTGATTACCTAAATAGTTTGAAATTTCGATTAGGGTATTCTTTGATAAGGAATATCTTGATTCACTCATATTTGTTTTGATCTAAAGAATAAACTAATTGTAACACAAAACGATTGGGTATATGTACAACCAACCAACAAAAAGATTTCCCAAAAGGTTAGCTGAGTTTCTGTTTCCTAATATAGATCCAAAGCAAATTAAGGACGCACACTTAAATATTTCGGGTTATTTAACAGTGGAATTTGTCGATGGTAGTAAAAAAGTTAGAAAGATTCCTGGTAATTTGAGTCTAGATACACTCGCACGATTAGAACGAAGATTGGTATTTGGAAAATTAATTCTCCAAGGCTATACCCTGAAAAAGGTAGAAGGCGGATACAAATGTATAACTGGAGAGGGCGTTGAGTATTATATGCAAGATGAAACGTGTGAGTGTAAAGACTTTACTTACAATCTAGGTGAAAGAGAGCCTTGTAAACACCTGTTATTTAAAGATGCTTTTCTAGAGTTATTAGAGATATTTAATAGCTAAACAAGATCAGAATCATCATCATCCAAGTCTTCCTCTGCTGGGGGAGGATCGGAAAAGTAATCCCAATAGTTTTCAAGTGACACCTCTTCATCTACAAGTAAAAAATTTACATCTTTATTATTAGAACTTTCGCTGTGTTCTTCTTTTTGATTTACCTCGTTATCATCAACATCGTAAACAGAGTTTAATACCTGTACGCCTGTAACAGGTAAACTCGAAGTGGCTGTCCAATCTGTGGCTGCAAAGATAACTTGAACTAACTCTTCATATTTATTTGCAGACTTAAATAAAACTCCTTTTTCCTTAGCGTATATCCAAGTAAAGTAATCTTCATGTACATCACATATCAAAGCAAGATAGTTTACGGTACCAAAGTTTAGAACAATAGGTGTCAAATTTTCACTTGCTTGTTTTAGTAGGGCTTTAAAATTAGGTGCTAACTCCGATCTTATTAGAGGAGCTCCACCAATAGGGGTCCAATTAATTCTATCTCTACTATTATCTTTATTGTTATCCGTGTTTTTATTCATGAGCTTAACCGTGAACTTAATCTTCGTCTAACCCAGACTCATATTCTAACTCTTTTAACAGCGTTTCTCCATCAGGTTCTTTTGGATGTTTAGATTCAAAATATTTTTGCTGTAACAACTTAAGTTGAGTGTTAATTCTATTCTCTTTAATACGATTCTCTGCAAATAGTTGATGCTGTCTAGTAACAATTCTCTGTTGTTTTAGTTCAGACTGTAAAGCTATCAGTTTAGCTTCTGCTATAGCTGCAGCAGAAGCACGCATACTGGCTGCTGATTGACTTACTTGCTTCAACTCTTCATTATTAAGAATCGGTAAGTCTCCGATCATATCTCGCACATTCTGTAAATCTTTAGGTAACGTAACATCAATAATTCCTCTATCAATCATAGCTGTATAAAGCTCTGTTTGTAGTCTTCTGGTGATTGGATCGGTCATACGCATAGGTATATAGCCAGGCTCTAATGAGCCAAAATTAAGCCAAACCAATTTACCTAAGCACATTTCAGTAAATGGCTCAACAACTTCAGCGTAGAGTGCCAATAAGTGCTGCTTAAACTGTTCGAACTGTACCTCTAGCGAAGTCTGAGAAAACGCAGATACAGAGTCATCTATAAGCTGAGCTGGTAATAATAAACCACGATAAATCTGCTTATCATGGTGTTTAATAGCTTCTGTGTAGATATCACCAAAGTTGTTTTGAGCCGTTAAGGTTGCTATTTCTGGAGCTCTGAAAGGTTCTCCTGGGTCTTCAAGAACAATGCCATTAGAGTCATGTATATTAGCTAATGCTTCTTCTGTTTCTTCTGCTAAAGTCCTATAACGTATACCACCATCTGCCGGATCTTCTATTGATCTTGAAGACTTAGTTCTAGGTACAATAGCGTAGAGAATAGGAGAAGCAAACCTCTCTAGAGCATTTACCATGCTTGGGTAAAGTAATGTTTTTTGTAGATAATGCGGATAAATTGATTCTAATGCAGAAACACCATAATAATTAGAATATCTTTTACTATGTGTAGTATAAATTACTTTATTTAAAGGTATATTAACAGGAGAAGCTTTATATGCTTGATACTGCCATATACCAGTTGTTACGTTGGGTATTACAGTGGGATAAGTTACCTTCTCACCTTGAGTTAGCCTACCTTGATCATTTGTTACAAAGATAATTGTAGCCGGATGTAAAGAAACAACAGACTCTAACCAAACTTGACCGTCTACTATGGTCCAATTAAACTCTGAAACTGAATAACCTGCCCATAAATTAGAAAACAAAATCTCTCCTAGAACTTGCCTAAGATTTGAACTCATCATTCTTAGGTTCGCTCTTACAAATCTCTGTATTTCTAAATCAGGGTGCTGGTATTCACCTAGTGAACTAATTAAAGACTTGATTATAAACTCTAGACCGGCTTGTATGGTTGGATCTACATTAACAGCTTGTTCGTACTCCCTAAGTTTTGAATACCTCGGTAGGTAGTAATTATAGTGAAACTTGCCTGCGTAAATAGCTGAGTTTGTTTGGCCAACTTGCTGTGCTCTTCCACCAGCTTCAGGTGGAATTCTAGAGTGTTTTATTTTAGTTTTGTAAGCACCTGCAGGTCTAGCTTGTCTAATAGGCATTATTTCGACTATTTAATAACTTTTGAGTTCTTCTTTATTGCAATATAGATAGGGGATTTGTCTTTATTCTATTCATTAATGAGTTAAACGGACTACTTTGCACTGTTTCGTTAAACGTACTGCTTGATCTATTTGAGTTTGGATTATATTTGTCCAGAAGATCATTAAGACTTTTCTGTCTATTGAGTTCCTCTTTGATTAAGTTATCTAAGTGCGTTGCACTTTGCAACAGTGCTTCAGTTTCTGAATAAGTCATAGACAAAAACTGATCTAAAGTAATACCACACTTCCTGTTAAGTAAAACAAATCTATCGAAATGTAAAGCCCTGCGAACTTGATTAGCGATTAACTTTCTCCACTGTACTCTTAACTCAGCTCCTGAGGGTACACCCGAACTAAATACAGAGTAGTAGACAGCAAACCTAGCCAGGTCTGGCAAACCATACCAGCACATGTCAGGCATGTGCGGTAAGGTGTATCCCAATAAAGGAGGTCTGT